ATTTAATCAAAGTTATATGACTATCACCAATGACAGGGTCTACCTTTGTTGATACCCATGTCCATATAAAATATATGAAGTAACCCATAGCAGCTGCAGCGATAATAGGGAAACCATAATCACTAACCAATTGTCCTATAGACATCCCTTGTTCGACTACTACTTCATCCATTAATCTCTCCTAGCATCTGTCTTACCATCAGCTCGTGCTATTCGGTCAACATCCGGTCTTATACCAAATGCCTGACACATCTTTATATCAATACGTATCAATTCGCTATTCATTGTCTTAACTCTATTGTCAAGAGCTTGTGCAAACATCCTTTGTTGTTTGATATCGTCTAAAACACCATCTAAAATAAAATTTAGTGTTAAATAAACGAAATATCCGGCCGCACCAGCGCCAACAATTGGGAACCCAACCTCAGTGATTAAATCTAAATATGCTTCCATCCACGTTTCCTCAATATATCCATAGCTATATTTATAAAAAAGGTACCTTATAATTGGCCAATTTTATAAATAGTAATGTTGCATCTGTAACACAAAACTAATAAAGGAGAATATCATGGGTGAAATCCCCGATGAGGGTAACCTTGAGGAAGTAGTAAAGCAAGATAAATTTATGAAAGAAGTATATAAGAAAGAACTAGGCGATTCATTTGAATCATATGACAATGGTGTATGTACCGGAAAAGCAGGAGAAGAAGAAGATGTTTGAAAATACCTTATGGATTTATACAAGTATAGCCGGAGCAATATTAGGTGCAGCTTGTTTATTTTATATTAAAGATACAAGGGTAGGCTTATGGGGCTACTCAAAGTTTGATGGAGTTTTAGATTATTTTAGAGATAAGTATGGTTGGACTTGGTTGAATCAAGATGAAGATGCTTGGAAAAAAGTCAATCCAAAGATTGCTGCAAAGATTGGGAAATTAGAGGAGCGTTTAATTAATTTAGAAAACGAATGTAGGGAGAAACTATAATGGGAAGTAATTTAGGTTTAATAGGAATAGGTTTAGTTGGATTATTTGCTACATCAATGATTAAGTTTGTTGCAATCGCTGCAATAGCGTGGGGTGCATGGAAAGCTTATAAAGATTGGGGAGCTATGTAATGAAAGCTATTATAACTATGGATATAAAAGAAAAAAGCTTATTGTTCGCTAGGCTTGCAGCTGATGCATACGGTGAAGAAAAGACCGTTAAAAAAATTGTTAAAGAACTTGGATTTACTAAATGTAAATTCTATGATAATGGTGGAGCTCAAGCATTTAGATTTGAATCTCCTACCGATGTTGTTGTTGCTTGTCGTGGCACACAACCAACAGAATTCAATGACTTAAAGGCAGACCTTAAAGCATTTCCCGTTAAATCAGAGACCGTTAGTAGAGTTCATAGGGGATTTAAAGCTGAGGTGGATGAGCTTTGGCCTATGATAAAACCTGACATTGAGACCATTGATAAAAAATTATGGTTCTGTGGTCATTCACTTGGAGCTGCAATGGCTACAATTATGGCTAGTAGATGTCATTTAAAATGGGAAATTACTAACGTAGAAGCTCTATTTACTTATGGCTCACCAAGAGTTGGGTGGCCTGGGTATGTTAAATCATTAAAACTTACTCATTATAGGTGGCAAAATAATAATGATATAGTAACAAGGGTACCTCTTAGGGTTATGGGTTATAGACATGATGGTCATTTAATGTATATAAGGCATGATGGTTCTATTGACGATGATGGTAAATTTAAATGGCGTGAACGATTTAATGATAGAATGAAAGGTATGTGGGATGGTATAAAACATGGTAAGGTTGATAACTTTGCAGACCATGCTATGGCTGAATACATTCCTCATTTGGAAAAATGGTAGTGTATAAATATATACATAAAATGGTGTATCGAGGAGATATAAATGGCTAATGGCGAATTTCTCGACATCGAGAAAAGACTAGAACGAATGCATCTTGCTTTAAAACGGCAAGAAAAAGAATTAGAATCCTGGAGACATAGGTCGACAAGGATACCAAATTGGGTAAGGAATAGCGGCGTAGCTCTATTCATGGCTATATTTGCACAGACTATGGCTGCGGTTTGGTGGGCATCGTCAATAACGAACACACAATTGAATATTATTAAGGATGTCCAAGTAAATACAGATTATAGAATATCCAGTGCCGAAAGGTATAATGAGATTATGATAGAATTAACTAAGATTGAAGTGATGTTGGAAAATCATCTCAATGTACATTTTAACGACCAGGAATAAATATGAAATCACTTAAACACATTAGAGAAGCAAGTGGCGGCAAAGAAGCCTACATGAAATTCTTCAATTCTCTTCTTAAGAAATTCGGAGCTGACTCACCTTCAGAACTTAAGGGAGATAAAAAAACAAAATTCTTTAATGCGCTTGACAAAGGCTGGGATGGTGATAATGAAAAAGATGAAACAATCACAGAAAAATTAAAAGCTAAGCCGGGTAAATTTTCTGGACGTGGTAAAGATTATTTTGAAATTGATATAGTCATTCCTGATAAATGGAAAACTGATGAGGCTTTTTATAAAGCAGTTTTAAAGAAGTATAAAGTTAAACTTGAATATATTGGTGGTGGTAGTACTCAGTATATGCATAAAGCTTCTGGTAAAAAATCTGACATTTTAGCTTGGGGACTTGGTAGTTCCAGAGATGGTATCGGTTTTGGAGTTGATGAAACCGATATAGCTGATTACTTTGACATTGACCAAGAACTTTATGTTGAAGGTATAATTATTCCTAAAGTAGCTAAACATACTATTAGACTTGTTTATGAAGGTGAAATTAAAGAAAAATTAAGAGGTGGACGTGGTAAGCTTGGAGCTGCGGATGCACTTGATATAGATTTAGATGCATCAGATTATAAGGGTGGTGAAAAAGCTTTTATTAAATTTGCTTCAACGAAATATAAAATTAAAATTAAACCTACTAGAGTAGGTGCAGAAATAACTGGTGATAAGCAAAAGATTTTAGCATTCCTCCAAAGTAATGATTATGGAATGGATGATTCAGATATATCAGAATTATTTCCAGAGTTAATGGAAAACAAGGATGACTTTAAAGATGACACCGATGTTTCAGATGACAGAGGTAATTACTCAGGTGTTGAAGAAGACCATTCCCTACGCCATGATGACGAAGACGATGAGGACATGGATGATTTAGACCCAGATACTACTACTGACTTACAGGGTGAGGATTACTATGACTCTAAGCAAGAAAAAGCTCCTCCTGGTATGGAAGCTTTTGTAGAAAAATTAAAAGCAGATGGCAAGACAGATGAAGAAGCATTTGCTATTGCTTGGTCCCAATACAACGATGCTAAAAGAACTAAAACCAGACATGGTGATGCTGAACATGAATCAGTTGAAGAAGCAAAATGGGGACCAGCTAAAAAAGGGAAAACCATAAGAGGTGCTAAGTTAGGTAAATCATATCCTGTAATGGATGCTGGTCAAAAATCAAAAGTTCAAGCTATTGCTAAAAAGAATTCAGGTAATATGCAACAAGCTATGATTGATATTGAAAAGATTAGAGGTGGATTAACTGATAATCCAGATGTTATGGAAATTCTTAGAGTAGCTAATGAAAGTGTTGAGGAAGCTAGAAAAGTAAAGCCTGTACAAGGAAATAAAAAAGAATATTGGAGAAGAGTTGATGCAGTAAGGAAAAAGTTTGGAATATTAGGAAAAGAAGGTGGCATTCTGAATTTAAATAAAGCTGCACAAAAGAAATACTTTGCCGCAGTAGACGCAGCTTTAGGTCATACTTTAGAAAATGTTGAAGAAAAAGTTTCAGTAGACCGTAGAACAATTGGCTTTAAACATGCAATGCTTAGAAAAGAAAAGGCTAAGATAAAGCGTGAAGCTAAAAAGAAAGCAGAAGCTAAAACACCAAAGTTTGATGTTGATGCTTATATAGACAAAGGCAATTATGAATATGATGGTGATGTTGAGGAAGTAATTAAAAGAACTTCTGATATGGTTATGTACGGCAAAAGAAAAGAAGATGCAGCTGCTAATGCTGTTGCTCATGCTGGCGTAGACATGGCTCCTAATGCTAAGAAGAAAAAGAAATCTTTAAGCGCAATTTATAAAAGATAATGAAAGACCAGATTGTTATGTTATTGTTGGGAATAGTTTTAGCCTTAGGTGGCTGGAACTTAACTCAAACATTTAATTTAAGTACCACTCAAGCAGTGATAGATGATAAGGTTGATAAGTTAGAAAGAAGCGTTGAGAAACTTCAAGACCAAATGGATGATATGCTGAAAGTTGATGAAGAGATTATGGAACAACATGAGGATTTATTTAATCAAATTTTAGGTAATAATAATTCAGGGACATATAGCTATTAATGAAAACATTTCAACAATACTTAGATGAATTTATGGCTAGTGAAGGTCAATCACCTGGCATGAAGCGTGCTAAGAGACTTGCTAGAATGAATGCACATTTACAAAAGACAATGAAAAAATATGGTGACGCAACAAAGGCAGGCATTCATCCATCAAAAGTAAATCAAAGGCGAAATAAATTAACTATAAAAAAAGGTGGATAACGTTTGCCTTATTAATTATGGCAATATCAACTCCAACAAAAACCCATATTAATGTAGTAGCAACTACATTCGATTATTCAGCTAAATCAAATTTAGGACAAATTCGAACTGGGTCTTATTTGTCTCAGGCATCTATGCTGGTGTATGATGATATCTTAAGATTCCAAAACTCAACAGATACTCCTACAGCTGATATATCTAATTTTAATTATAATCAATTTGAAGGTAATATCCTTTGGTTCATGGATGAATTAGTTGGAATGGAATCTGACTGGATACAAGATGCTTCACCAGGAATTAAAGGTAATACTGCTTATGGCTATGTACAATTTACTGAGGATAGTGTTGAGACTGCTGTAAATAGATACATTGGACATTTAGAAAGATTTAATGAACGATCAGCTGACCGTGGTTGGGAACCATATTCTATTAAAAAGGATGAGACTCTACCTACTCCTGAATGGTTAATTACACTTAAAAATTCTACTAAGACTCATGAAGAAAAATTAGATGCATTAACATATGATGAAGTATTGGCTTTAGCATTTGTACATCTTCATAGTAAAAAATCAAAAGATTCAAATTTTGTATTGTTATCTGAAGGTGATATATACGCATCAAAAGAATTATATAAAAATAATCATCATACTAATCCAGATGCAGCAACATTAACTAGACTAGAAGGTTTTTTCCCTTGGCGTAAACAGAATAAGTATGTTGAGAAATTAGCACATGCTGTTAGTGCTGTTCCAGGTACTGAATGGATGCACAAACATTGTTCTGGTGATGTAAATCTTTATTCATCAACACCTATTGATGTTATGAATTTGATTCGTAAAAAGCTTAGAATACAAAGTGGTGATGATTTAGCAGTCAAATTTGGGAATGATATGAATGTTACAATCACAGATGTAACTTCATTAGTTGGTGTTGATAGAAATAACAATTCATCTCTTGGTGTATATACAAATTGGCATGATGGATTAAACAACATCCCAGGTGGCTCAAACTATAAAGTATTCGAAACCATAAAAAAAGACCCAGGAGCAACCCCTGGTTATTATTTTTATAGGCCTAATGGCGCAAGTGAATGGTTACAAAATATGGAGGATGAATTAACTAATAATCCTACTCTTTATAACTATGATGAATTATGTCAAACTCTTGAAAGTTGGACTATTAATACACAAACATATATAGTAGATTGGTGGATAGATAATATTTCAGAATGTGAATCGTGGTGCACGTGGTGTTTCGGGTCTGCTGGGCGTGATTTTCTTACACCTATGCGGCCTGTCGGTGGTGGGGCACCAGAGTTTGGATTATCAGGTGGATATGCCTGGGATAATCCAATAGTACAGGCTAGAACTGGTCCCCGTACAGATATTTCACAAGGTATTATAGTACTTAATTTAGCTGTTGGTAATGCTAGAGCGGGATTAATAACTATGTTACATGAAGCTGGTGGACATGCTCTACATCAAGGTTATTGGGGTGGCAAACATAAAGATGGAGAAGGTGATTATAAATTCTTAACTCAACAAAATAATATAGATTTAAAAGCACTTTATGATAGTCATTATGGACCTGGCCAAGGCGCATGGAATGAACATGCTACACTTTTTCCAGACCCAAATATATACTATCCTAATGAGCTTACGTGGCTTGAGAGAACTTTTGTAAACCAGCCACAAACTGAATTGCTTGCTATCTACAAGTATACAGAAGAAACAATAGAGGATGAATTCTTAGCTAGAGTTTATGCACTAATGGCAGCAAATAAATGTATTACATTTGTTGATGATATATGGCCTGTTATGAAACGTGTGAACCCTATGGTTGCTGGTCCTGCTGGTTCAACAATAAGTGGTTTAACTCATATAATTAATCAAGATATAGCGGAAAAAATAGATATAGAGATGAGAGATGTTATGAGGTTAGATATGAGGGATTATAACATATCAAATCTGTATGGTAATTCTTAGTCTACAGAGGCAATAATATATAAATAATACATAGATATAAGGAAATGAAATGGCAACACCAACTACAAGAGCTACATTACAAGAATATTGCTTAAGGAGCTTAGGCTCTCCAGTGATTGAAATTAATGTAGACGATGACCAGATAGAAGACCGCACTGATGATGCAATACAATTCTACCAAGAATTCCATTCAGATGCTGTTATTCGTACATATTTAAAGCATGAACTTACTGCTGCGGACATAACTAACAACTATATCACAGTAAGTGATAACGTTACGGCTGTTATGCAGATGTTAAGCGGTGGTCAATCATCTGGTAGTTCTTTATTTGACATGGGTTATCATATGAGACTTAATGATGTCTTTATGATTAAAGGTTTGCAAACTCAAATCCAAACATATGAACAATCACTACAACATTTATCACTAATTGAAAGTCAGTTAAATAGTGTAGAACATTTAAGGTTTAGTAGACATATGAATAGACTTCACATGGACGAAGGCTTTGGGGATTTAGCAGCTGGTAGTTTTATAGTGATTGAGGCTATGTCTATTATTGACCCAGCAAGTTATGCTGATGTATATAATGATTTATATTTAAAAAAATATCTTACAGCATTAATCAAACGCCAATGGGGTGGAAACATGATGAAGTTTGAAGGCTTCCAGCTTCCAGGTGGTATAACAATGAATGGACGCCAAATGTTTGATGATGCCATAGAGGAAATTCAACGATTAGAAGAAGAATGTAGGTTGACATGGATGGCTCCGGACAACTTTTTAATGGGATAATAAATGGCTACTTCAGTATACTTTTCAGGCGCTGTACAATCTGAACAGAATCTTTATGAGGATTTGGTTTTAGAGAGTATAAAAATATTTGGACAAGATGTTGTCTACATTCCGCGTGAGCAAATCTATGAAGATGCATTATTAAATGAAACATTAAATCAATATCGCCACGCTTACCCAATAGAAATGTACTTAGAAAACACCGAAGGATTTGAAGGTGATGGTAATCTATTAGGGAAATTTGGCTTAGAGATTAGAGACCAAGGTACATTTGTTGTACCTAAGAAGCGTTGGCATGCCGTTGTAGGTGAAAATTTAGCTGATGCATTTGGAAATACGGTCACTAATTTGCCCTCTGAAGGTGATTTATTATGGATGACAATGACCAATAGGCTGTTCGAAATAAAGTATGTAGAGCCTAAGCTACCGTTCTATCAGTTGGCCGACCTTCCAGTTTACACTTTAACGGCTGAATTATTTGAATATAATGACCAAAATTTTGATACGGGCTGGCCTGAAATAGATAACATAGAATTAATAAATGCTAACTCATATAGCTATACTACAACTGCAGCGGCCGATACGAACCATTTTGAAATTGGTGAGTACGTTCATCAATGGACTGGAACTACTGATGATAATGCCACAAACATCAATATTATTGGCAAAGTAGCGGCCTATGAAAAAGTGGATACACTTACTTATACTACATTACTTGTATCCCCACATCAATCAACAAACGGTGATGGAACCTTTATGCAACCAGCTGTTCATGCCACACGACTACTTGTTGGTCAAAACTCTGGTAGTTCAAGACAGATTACTGTTGACTTAACAGGTACCCTTAAGAGTGAATATAACTTGGATGTATATGCAGACAATGATGAATTTGAATTAGCTGGTGATAGTGTTATAGACTTCACAGAAGCTAATCCATTCGGAGACCCATAATGTTTGATAATTGGTGGTATCATGAATCAACTCGTCGGATGGTCTCGGTATTTGGTTCTATGTTTAATGACTTAGAGGTCCATAAAAGAGATTCAGCTGGGAAGGTATTACAAAAAATTAAAGTACCTTTAAGCTATGCTCCTAGACAAAAAGTTATTGCGCGGTTAAATGAACAGACAAGAGACCCTAATATAGCTATGAAGCTTCCACGTATATCCTTTGAAATTACTTCAATGGATTATGATGCAAATGCACGTGTATCTAAACATAAAAGCTATACAAAGGTTGTAGTAGGTGATACACTTCAACGACATAAATTAGGTGCACCAGCCGTATATAAGGTTGGATTTGAATTAAATATTCTAGCTTCAACTCAAGATGAAGGTCTACAATTATTAGAACAGATACTTCCAATGTTCCAGCCAGAATATACAGTAACTATAAAGGATATTCCAGATATGGATTTAACCACTGACACTCCGATAGTTTTAGAGAGTGTCACCTTAAATGATGATTATGAGGGTGATTTAGTTACAAGGAGAGCTATAATATATACGTTACAGTTTGGAACTCGCATTCGTTATTACAGAGGTATTGGTAAGAGTAAACAAATTCTTGAAACCGAAGTGGACTATTCAGAAAATGTTGACCCAACAACTCATAAATTTGAGAGACAAGCAATAGATGGTACCACTACATCTGACGGTGCTGGTGGATTTAAAGAACCATACACTGAAACTATTAACTTTTTTGACACGGACGTATAACTATGTATAATTATAAAGCAAAATTATTAAGAGTCGTTGATGGTGATACTGTTGACGCAGAATTAGATTTAGGATTTAAAATATTTATTAAAGAGAGGATTCGTTTAATGGGTATAGATACTCCTGAGAGTAGAACAAGAAACCTTGCTGAGAAATCATGGGGTAAGGCTGCTAGTGCCAGATTATCACAATTACTAGAAGAAGCTAATGGAGAATTTACATTAGTTACTAAAAAACAAAAGAAAGGAAAGTTTGGACGAATATTAGGAACTCTTTCAGTCTCAACAAAAGACGGTATCGTTGATGCCAATCAAGTTTTAATTGATGAACAACTTGCTATACCTTATACAGGCGGTAATAAAGAAGAGAGTAGAACCGCAGCAGGAGTATTAGATTTATGGAACACATATTATGAACACCCTACAGAAGGTTGACCAGGATTACGAGGACGTAAGGAAACAACTTTTTGATTTAGCCGAGCAAGGAGATGAAGCGATTGAGCTTATGTTAGACCTTGCACGTGAATCAGAACATCCGAGAGCCTTTGAGGTACTTGGTCAGTTAATCAAAAATAATGCTGAGATAGGTGAAAAGATTCTTAAACTTCATAAGAGTAAAAAAGAAGTTGATAAAGAAGACCTACCAGCTCTTTCCAGAGACCCAACAAATAATAATGTTTTTATAGGCTCAACAGCTGAGCTACAAAAAATGTTAAGAGATGAAATAGTAATAGAGCAAGAACCAGATGGGTAGAGAGAGTATGTACTTAGGCAACCCGAATGTTCGGGGAGCTGACGTAGAACATGAATGGACTAAAGCAGAATTAGTCGAATATAATAAATGTCTTAAAGACCCTAATTATTTTGCGGATAAATACTGTAAAATAATCCACCTTGATAAAGGATTAATACCTTTTAATTTATATCCATATCAAAAGAAAATGTTTACTTCTTTTGAAGCTAATAGATTTAATATTGTTCTTGCATGTCGTCAAAGTGGTAAATCAATTGCTGCTGTAGCCTATCTATTATGGTATACGATTTTTAAAGGTGAACAAGTAGTAGGTATTTTAGCTAACAAAGAAGCTATTGCTAGAGAAATGTTAGGTAGAATTACTCTTATGTTAGAGAATCTACCATTCTTTCTACAGCCTGGTTGTACAACTCTTAATAAAAAATCAATTGCATTTTCTAATAATTCAAGAATAGTAGCAGCCGCTACTTCCTCAAGTTCTATTCGTGGTATGTCACTAAACCTAGTATACCTTGATGAGTTTGCTTTTGTAGATAATGCTACAGAATTTTATACTTCAACATACCCAGTAATATCATCTGGTAAAACATCTAAAATTATTATAACCTCAACTGCCAATGGTATAGGTAACATGTTCCATAAGCTATATGAGGGAGCTATCCAAGGAACAAATGAATTCATATCATTACGTGTAGACTGGTGGGATGTACCTGGAAGAGATGAGGAATGGAAACAAATGACTGTAGACAATACTTCCCAACTGCAATTTGACCAAGAATTTGGTAACTCATTCCATGGAACAGGTAATACTCTTATATCTGCTGATATATTATTAGCTTTAAGAGCAAGAAATCCTGAGGAAATAATTAATGGTATAAA